ATACCTATCGCGAAGAAATGGTAATGGATGCTGTAGAAAATTGTTTGAAGGCTATCAACAATTACGATATTGAAGCTGCTACTCGAACTGGTAAACCAAACGCTTTTGCTTACTTTACACAGATTACGTGGTATGCTTTCCTAAGACGTATCGCGAAAGAAAAGAAGCAACAAGATATTAAGATGAAATATATCGCCAACTCTGGTATCGAAGACTTTATGGTTAACGAACACGGGGATGAACAATCAGGTTTAGTGGCGGAAATGTTTGTTGATACACTCAAGACCAGAATCGATCGGGTCAAGTTTGTTGATACTGAAGTGAAGGAGTTAAGTAAAATTGAAAAGAAAAGAAAAAAGCGTACTGTCTCGGCTGACTCAGACTTATCTGAATTTTTATAGAACACACGATAGTATTGAAGTCTTTACCGTAGGTTCAATACTCGCTTCTATTGCAGCGTTTTATATCTATTGCGTATGGAGTTTTTTTAATTGAAGATAGCAGTACTTAACGACACTCACTGCGGTATTCGTAACTCATCTCAAATATTCTTAGATAACGCCGAAGAATTTTATTCTAAGGTGTTCTTTCCTGAGTGCGAAAAACGTGGCATTACTCAGATCTTACATCTGGGTGATTACTACGATAATCGTAAGGTAGTCAATATCAAGGCATTGAATCATAATCGGAAATGTTTTCTACAAGAAATGCGTAAGTACGGTATGACTATGGACATCGTTCCAGGTAACCACGATACGTATTTTAAGAATACAAACGATATGAATAGTTTGAAAGAACTACTCGGGCACTTCATGAACGAGGTCAATATCATTATGGAACCAACCGTTATGAACTATGGTTCCTTAAAGATCGCTATGTTACCGTGGATATGTATGGATAACTACGAAAAGTCTATGCAGTTTATCAACGATTGTAAAGCAGACTGGTTAGGTGCGCATCTAGAACTCAATGGGTTTGAGATGATGCGTGGTGTAACAAACGTTCACGGTATGAGTAGAGAAATATTCAGCAAGTTTGAACTAGTTCTCACCGGTCATTACCACGTTGGATCACGCCAGGATAACATCTGGTATCTTGGTAGTCAAATGGAGTTCTTCTGGTCTGACGCACACGATAAGAAATACTTCCACGTGATCGATACAGAAACACGTGAGATTGAAAGGATCCATAATCCTTACACTTTATTTGAAAAAATTGTGTACAATGACCGAGAAACCGATTATAATAACTATAACGTTGAACATTTAAATAAAAAATTCGTAAAGATCGTAGTAGTCGAAAAGACAGATTCGTTTACCTTTGATCGATTCGTAGATCGGGTACAGAATCAAGATGTCTTAGACTTAAAAATATCTGAGAACTTTAACGAGTTTATCGGCATGAATGTTGACGATGAAGGATTAGAAGTGGATGACACTCCACGGCTGATGGATGATTATGTTGATGGTGTTGAAACGGATCTAGATAAAGATCGAATCAAAACCATGATGAGAGACCTGATGAATCAGGCGCAGGCATTAGAGATTGCATGATAAAATTTACTCACCTTCGTTATAAGAACTTCTTATCAACGGGTAACAATTTTACTGAGATAGATTTAACCAGACATAAGCACACTTTGATAGTGGGCCAAAATGGTTCTGGTAAATCTACTATGTTAGATGCTTTGTCATTTGGCTTATTTGGCAAGGCACATAGAAATATTAACAAGACTCAACTAATTAACTCAATCAACGGCAAAGGCAGCATGGTTGAAGTTGAGTTTGAGATTGGTCAATCACGTTTTAAGATTGTACGTGGTGATAGACCAGTAAAGTTTGAGATCTGGAAGAACGATGAAATGATTAATCAGTCATCTCATTCGAAAGAATACCAGCGCATACTCGAACAAAACATCTTAAAATTAAACCACAAATCATTTCACCAGGTTGTGGTACTTGGTTCATCTAACTTTGTACCATTTATGCAATTGAATCCTGGTTTACGTCGTGGCGTAATCGAAGACTTACTTGACATCGGCGTATTCTCTAGAATGAATCAGTTACTAAAGGAAGAAACAAATGCGATAAAAGAGAATCTCAAAGACATATCCTACCAGATTGACCTTAGCAAGAATAAAGTTGAAACACAGAAAAAATATATCTCTGATGTTTCTATTCTTACAGAGGAGAATAGGAGGAACTATGAATCTAGGATATCTGAATCGCAGAGTCTCATCGATGAACTACAGGCTGAGAATAGTGAGCTTAGCGTCGGACTCGATGAATCTGTATCACAGGCCGAACAGGGGTTACAACTGCTACAGAATAGGAAGCAGGACTTACTCCTCAGAGGTCAAGATAAGCAATCGACTATCCGCCACCTCGAGAAGCGGGTCACCTTTTTCGAAGAGAATGAATCGTGTCCCGTGTGCGACCAAGCCATTTCAGACGGCCATAAATCTGAGATTCTACTATCAACACAAACAGATAGGGATCGGCGGAAGGCAGAGATTAAGCAAATCGGCGAGGAAGGCCAAGGAGTGGAATCGGAGATTGCAGTGCAAACTAGCTTACTTTCAACGCTTCGAGATCGGGTACATAAACTCACTGCCAACTCGAAAGAGATTGCAACATATCAAAACCAAATTCGTTCTTACCAAGAGCATATAGAGAAAGAAGTTGGTGCTGATTTAGAAAAAGCAAATAAAGACCTAGCAACTTTAAAAGATGAGTTGCTAGGTCTCAAAGATTCGAAGTTGAAGACTAGTGAAGAGTTCTCGTATAAGATGGCTATCGCTGAGATGCTAAAGGATACGGGTATCAAAACTAAAATCATCAAACAATATCTACCTGTAATGAATAAACTGATCAATCAGTATCTACAGGTACTAGATTTTTACGTGCACTTTGATCTAAACGAAGAGTTCAATGAAACGATTCGATCTCGCCATAGAGATGAATTTACATATGAATCATTTAGTGAGGGTGAAAAACAAAGAATTGATTTGTCGCTTCTATTCACCTGGCGGCAGATCGCAAAGATGAAAAACTCGGTATCGACAAACCTATTGATACTCGATGAAACGTTTGATTCATCTTTGGATCATGATGGTGTAGATAATCTAATTAAGATTCTTTATACACTTGGTGATAGTACGAATGTCTTTATCATATCGCACAAAGGTGAAATACTTGATGGTAAGTTCGAAAACAAGATCGAGTTTATCAAAGACAAAAACTTCTCAAGGATAAAATAATGTTGTTTGTTCAATCAGAAACTATATGGCATTTTACTTGCCAATCCTGTTTAGCTTGGTTCTCTATCGCTACTAGTGATAGGTTTAATCCAAAGTCTCGTAAGCAAGGATTTTATTGTCCTTGGTGCGGTGAAAAAAGTAGTGTACAAACCGAGAAAAATGATGTATAATATACCTAGTTTAAATGCGGAGATATATAATGGAACTCAGTGAAAATACTCTAACCACCCTGAAAAACTTTTCAGGTATTAATCCAAATATGATGATTCGTAGCGGTAACACAATCAAAACAATCTCTGAAGCACGTACGGTTCTTGCTCGAGCCAAAGTGACCGAAGAGTTTCCAATTGATTTTGGTATCTACGATCTCAACGAATTTATGGGTGTCCTTGGTTTGGTTGATGCACCACGTCTAAAATTTGAAGACGATTACGTGGTTGTCAACTATTCAACTGGTCGCTCTAAAGTCAAGTACTTCTACTCATCTGAAGATACTTTGACAACCCCACAAAAAGATATCACGATGCCAGAAGCAAATGTGAAGTTTACACTAGACAATGATACGATGAATAAGCTAAAGCGCGCGGCATCTACTCTTGGTCATAGTGAAATTTCTATTTCTGGTAGTGATGGTGTACTTAGTCTTTCTGTGGTTGACTCTCAAAACATGACGTCAAATGCTTTCTCTATCGATGTTGATGGTGAATTTCCAGCTGATGCCACGTTTAACTTTATCCTAAGTACAAACAACCTGAAGATTCTACCTGGTGATTACGAGGTAGAAATTTCTTCAAAATTGATCACGCAATTCAGTCATAAAAGTCTAGACGTGAAATACTGGATTGCTCTTGAAAAATCATCTACCTTCGGAGTGTAAAGATGTCAGAAACTATGACAGAACTACGGGATGTTTCAAATCGCACATCTCGGTCAATGATTGCGGTTATCGATGCGATGACTCAACGTGGCGCAATCAAGGGTGAAGAATTATCCACCATCGGTGGACTTCGTGACCAAGCGATTCAAATCATTCAGCTGTGTGAACAGGCCGAGCAAGAAGAAGCTATGGAAGCAGCTGAGTCAGAATCAAGTGGTTAGTCGCATAATAGACTCGCGGGGAGCCACGGTTAGCTCCCCACTTTTATTTTATTATGGAGTATGTGAATGTCTAATGAATTTCTCTGGGTCGAGAAGTATCGACCCCAACGTATCGCCGACTGTATTCTACCGAATGATCTCAAGGAAACATTCGAAAAGATAGTTGAGTCCGGCGATCTTCCCAACATGCTGTTCAGTGGTACAGCTGGCACTGGTAAAACTACAGTCGCCAAAGCTCTCTGTAATCAGTTAAACCTTGATTGGATTCTCATCAATGGTTCTGAAGAGGGCAATATTGATACCCTGCGTGGTAAGATTAAACAGTTTGCTTCCACTATCTCGTTACAAGGTGGCGTTAAAGTAGTAATACTTGACGAGGCTGATTATCTGAACCCACAGTCAACGCAACCGGCACTTCGTGGTTTTATCGAAGAGTTTTCAAACAACTGCCGGTTTATCCTTACTTGTAATTTTAAGAATCGTATTATTGAACCATTACATTCTCGTTGCGGTGTCTATGAGTTCAATACCTCGAAAAAGAATACTGCTGCACTTATGCAACAGATGTTCGAACGATTCTGTTTCATACTAGATGAACAGGAGATAGCGTATGATAAAAAAGATCTTTTACCTATTATATCAAAGCATGGTCCGGATTGGCGAAGATGTCTCAACGAGCTTCAGCGGGTTGCTGTTCTGGGCTTTAATAGTGTTGACGCTCTTGATTTTGGTGGATCCTTTGATGATCTATTCACGTACTTAAAAGAAAAAAACTTCAAAGAAATGCGTAAGTGGGTTGTCAATAATATAGATATTGATGCAGCAGCGATCTTTCGTGGAATCTACGATAGAATGTCTGATAAAGTTGAACCACAATCGATTCCACAACTCGTATTGATTCTTGCTGATTATCAGTATAAGAATGCATTCGTTGCTGATCACGAACTTAATGTTGTCGCATGTCTCACGGAGGTTATGGCCAATGTCCGCTTCAATTAAACTTACTCTCTATTCTCAAAATGATTGTGTGTTCTGTTATAGCATGAAACAGAAGCTTGAAAACTGGGGATACGATTTTGAAGAAATTAATCTAAGTTATCAACTTGAGAAAAAGTCTGTACTCAAAGAAGCTGGTTTAAGAACTGTACCACAACTCTTTTGGAATGGTAAACACGTTGGTCCGACAAATAACGATACCGCTTCATTCACTAAGAAAATGCTTGAAGCAGAATTAGAATATGAAGATTATATCGGCGGTGTGGAGAACTTTGGATGAACCCATTTGAATTTTGTAACGACATCAACTATGGTAAAGCAAATATCATGGTTGATGACATCGCCGAAAAAGCATACAACCCGTTTATGGTAAATCGCCAGTTATCGTACTTTCACGATACTGTATTGATGGCGAATGAAATGAATCTGAACTCTCACCTGGATAATCGTTTACAATTCGACTTTCTTATAAATATCATTAGAAAGAAAAAACGTTTTTCTAAATGGGCCAAGGCTCAGACAAACGATGACGTCGAAGTGATTAAGGAATATTATGGCTACAGTAATGAAAAAGCCCGCCAGATCCTCAACCTTCTTACGTCAGCACAACTTGACATACTAAGACAGAAGGTATACCGAGGTGGAAAAAGAAAATAATATTGTTGAATGGACAACCTCATCTATGCTTGAGGTGACTTTGGAAGAGCCTGATGATTTTCTGAAAGTAAGAGAAACACTGACTCGAATCGGCGTAGCGTCTCGAAAAGATAACACACTTTTCCAACCATGCCACATTCTCCACAAACGGGGCCGATATTTCATCGTGCATTTTAAAGAACTCTTTTTATTAGATGGTAAGAAGTCTAATCTGGAAGAAAATGATATT